CGGGGTTTACGGGTGGTCGTTGACCAACCGTGGGCATGACTGCGACCGCCAACGCGGGCTAGCGTAGCTAAATAGCAGTTGTCCTCACGTTTGCGAGAACACCCTTATATTCTTAATTGAATTAAGAACATAATGTTCTTGTTCCAAAGAGTCTTCTAAGGAACTGTAATCTAGCCAATTATGTAGATACTCTACGGCTAGATAAGCCACCCAGGCCTGGGTAGGCTCCTATTCGGCAATCAAGCCTTGTAGTCAGACATTAAATCAATGTCGGGACTGTGAAAGTCCATATAGAGGGAAGGCATTCCCTCAAAGGCCCTGCGAATTGCGGGGTCTTCCCTGGCGACATAAAGTCCCCAGGTTCTCAAATCGAATTGATGTGAGATTGCCTTGAAGCTATTCAAGGACCAGTCGTGTAATTCTACTGGTACGGGTTCAACTTGTTCCCGAATGACCTTCCACACTTTATTGTGTCGGTCTAATGAATCTCGAGGATCGAGAGTCATATAGGGGTCCGGCCGGACCCCTTTCCAGAATTTGAGATAAGCATCTCTTCTGGTTAGTTCATCAGAAATTTGACGAACATTAACGAAACCTAATCGTTTTGTTATGAAGCGTAACCGCTCCATAATCCCTTTTCTCTGAAGATATTCAGGAATCTGAGAAAAAACTTTCTCTTCGGGAACTATCTCACACTGTGAGATAATCAAGGAAATCAACAAATTGTTGTTTTCCCAGACATACCCTTTCGGGTTTGCCTTAAAGATGCCTGTCAAGGTCATCTGAAGCTCCAGGAACTTTTCCTTTGGTAGCTTTAACATACCTTCCCAATACGGTAGGTATTTAGTTTGAATCAGATCTGATTCAAACTCATCGCAGGCGCCGACTGCGATGTCAAGCCCACCAAGACTGATGGGCAAGTGAGGTTTGGCTTTGCCAATCCTCCTGGCACGCAAGTAGTTGCGTGACCAGAAGATGACTCTAGCGAGTCTCTTTTTGTCTTGACTGACAATGTAGGATAGTTGAGTGTTCAACATCCTTGCATGTCCGATAAACGGATCTGCATTCTCTGCCTTGACTTTGGCCTTCTCAGTGAGGAGGCTACCTTTAATGGTATCAAGGAAGATAACGTCTCCAAATTTGGATTCGTCTGGAAAGGCTGACGCCTCCCCAGTATCCAGCACGCGATATGCGTACTGTTCACAGAAAGTCATGCCTGACTTACTGAAGGCATCTAATTTAGATGTCTCAAAACCCATTTGAGTTATAATGGATCTAAAGTTCAAACAGAACTTTTTTGATACTCCCAGTAATAGGAGATCATCGCCGACACTCTGACCGAGTGGGCGTTTTACCACTTGATCGTGGTAACAGAATTTCGTAAGATCACGATCTTCTTCAAGCCATTGAGCTTGATAAACAGCTGACGAAAGACATGCTGTTAAATGGAGGAACGAAAGTGTGTCCCCCATGAAGGAACCGGACTGGGTCCTTAACGTCGTATTCACATCAGAATCGACGTAACCCTCTTGTTGCAAAACTCTGAGGTCTACAATCCTGTCATGGATTGCAAACAACCTTGAGAAGACCTTCCAAGGTTTGAAATCCGTCAGGATTTCATTAAACCAATTGACATTGGCTTCCATTATGCCGAACGGCATAGTGTACGTTGCCTCAGTGAGGTCTAACGAAAGGAAATAACTTTCCTTATCTATAGGAGTTTTCCTATAGGCTTTGAGAACATCCCAAAGCTTGTCTGGTTCATCGAACCCGACACGGAGGAATGGATCCTTCGACAAATGCATTCGTAATGCATTATTGGTCAATTGACCAATCAGCGTAATTGCTGCAGGTGCCGATGTAACCATACGCGCCTTCCCACCAGCCTCGATCGAGACGCTGGCTTCTACTGGGATCCCAGTAGCCGTCGGAATAAATTCGACGTCTGCCTCTTTAAATAGAGGCACACCCATTTGATTGGGAACAATCTCACGATTGTACTTGCCATAAGTCATGACAAGTTTAGAGGCTGCCAAAAGGCATAACTCTCCAAAGTGCAAAGGAGCACTTTGTAACAACGCAGTCACGTTGTTCAAATGGACCGTCAGGTCCTTTGTAGCGACATAAGCAATGTCGCTTATAGTAGGGTCGCGTAAGCGCCCTACTTGATTGTCCAGCCATTGTTGGACAATTTCACTTCCAGTTTTGGAAATGAGCTTCTTACCGAAGCAATCTCTTAGATCAGCTAGATCTGAGATTAGAGATTTTGTTATCTCTATGCCCGAGAAATCTCGGACAAAGGCGGCAATCCAGCCGCCTCGGCCTCCTTCTTTGGATGCCAACTCCAATGATCCAGAATTGGACAAGGAGATATGGGTATCAAATTCTGATACCCTTCCAAGGCTATTAGTTATAGCCTTTAAGCCGCCGTAGTGGGCGACTAAGGTAGGTTTGCCAACCTCCTTTTTCTGAGCAATTCGCTCTAGAACTTTTAGGATTGATTTCCTAATGCTTACCTTATTAGGGTAGGGAAGAGCGCGGCTAACTGCTGCGATCTGAGCACTGGCGTTTGCCTGTGCTAAGGACAGAGGTTTCTCTGTCCTCGCTTTTACATAAGCGTTAATGTGGCTCAAGTCTGAGCCAAACGGGGTTGGTTCCCCGTTGAACCAAGGAGCAAAACTGTCCCTTGGAGCGGCCTCCGCATTTAGGAAGGACGCCTGGCTTACTTTCGTTAGCCATTTAAGGTAATCAAGAACTTGATTAATACCTTGTTCGGTGGTGCCATGTTTATAGCACCATCGCTTAAGTGTCCAAAAATTTTGGACATGGACAGGATCATTTTGATCCTGAATGGCTAGGCAGACGCCAGCCATGAACGAACGATATCCATCTTGGAGACGTTTGTAATCTGCAGTTGGTAAACTGTAGATTTTACTGTTCACACGCTGTGTAGAACATCGATACATCACTGATGTAGCGAAAACCTCTTTAGCGGAGGAAGATTCCTCAAGCCGAGGGATCTCACCGTTCTGGTCCAATCCGATCAGAATGGAACTCATCCCGATTAGGGGTAGTTGTCCTTCTTGACGAAGGCGATCGTAGATATTACGTCTACGTTCTACGCGCAGTTGCCACTCTTTGGCTGACTGTGTCCCCACGTAATATGGGGATTTGGGCTCCGTCATGGGCCCTTTATCTGGTGGTAATTTCTTGCCG